AATGAGTTGGGTTCAAACATCCCAATGAAATGTTTTGCTATACAGTCTTCACCAATGTTTTTGAAATGGGATGAAGAAGATTATCCAGTATATGTATGTAACTTTGACTTCATGCATATCAAGTATTCAGTTAGCTAAAGGAGAGAACAATGGGTAGGAGACAAGCTCTTTGTACAAAGAAAAATGGTGAACCGATTAGGATTCTACACATCGGACATCACTTCTGCATTCGGAATGTTAAGCAATGCAGAGCGTTAAAGAAGAAAGGTTATCAAGTAGACGCATTAACGAATAGGGTTTCTTATGGCACAGAATCGTATGATCGTATTCTGTTCTACCATACCAGAGACCAGTTCCGAGCGATATTAAAGGATGTTAAAGATTGGTATGACATCATTCAGATAGCGAATGAACCTGATTGGATGTTAGTAGTTGCGTACAATGTTGGTTGCAAGAACCTTGTACATGATTGCCATGACTTAGATTCTGTTAGACTAAATGCGGCAAACTTGGACGAGATCAGAGTGTTCCAACGAGCAGACGCAGTAATCTTCGTATCGAAACCGATAGAGAAGTTTGCTAGAGAGTTGTATCAGTTTGATGCACCATCTGCTGTGTTGTATCACTACTGTAATGATGACATCGTAGAGTACCCTCCAGAAGACGAGTCGGGTAGGTCGGGTATTGTATACGAGGGTGGAGCTAATCCCCCTTGGCAAGATCAACAGACTCCTTTCAAGTATCGGAGTTTATACAGTCACTTTAAAAGACTAGTTGAGATGGGTAACGAAATCCACATGTTTATTGGCAACATAGATGGATACGAAGCTTATCAAGACATAGGTGCTTTTGTAAGACCGCCAACTCACTACGATGAATTAATGAAACAAATGTTAGGCTTTAAATGGGGTGCCCTCATCTTCAACAATGAGAACCTAGATCAGCCACAAACTAATCTAACAACCATGAATAAAGCCTATGAGTATATTATGTGTGGGCTACCTATCATAGCGATGGGTGCACCTGAGCAGGTCAGAGTACTAGAGAAGTATGGGGTGGTACTTGACCATGCAAAGACTGAGGACATAGGAAACGTAGAGCAGAAATACGGTCATCTCTATCCAGAGCTTAAAGCGAACGTAGACAAGGCTCGTAAGGTGTTGACTATGGAACGCCATATACATATAATCGAGAATCTGTACAATGAGGTTCTCAAGAAGAACACACGCAAAAAATAAGTAAGGCCAAACTAATAAACAGAGAGGTGAAATTAGATGGCATATTCAGGAGTTATTAAGAGTGACAACTACACTGTGGGTATGGCTTACATTTATATCCATAATACTACTGGTACTATAGGCTTGGCTTCGATTGATGCGCAGATAGCTTCGGCTGCTTACCACACACATTTCTGTGTGGGTAATACGACTAGCGTTGAGATCACCCCAGATGTAACTTATCTGGACCACTTCATTAGTATTAATGGTGAGCGTAGGCGTGATAAGACTGTTAGTACTCAGCACGCTATCGCTGTTAACTTCACTCTAGACGAAATAAACGCTACTAACATCATGCGCTTTATGTATGGTGAGGCGGCTGTTTCAGCGTCACCAACGTTTATTGTGAATGCTTCTCCTGTGAAGGAAGTCGCTTGCCAGGTTGTCTTTACAACCTCAGTAGGTAGAGACTTGATTTACAAGATACCAAAGGCTGCTTTAAAGTCTGACGGTGGATTGTCCTTCGAGGCAGAAGAGTGGATGTCTGCGAATATGATGTTAGATGTTCTGTATGACGGAGACTACACGCACAATAGTACTGCTGCTCCATACGGTTACGTCAACTTTGCCGCTACTACGGGCTATGTAGACTAATCAGTATTGGTGAAAGTGATGGGGAGGAATTTCCCTCCCCTTCACATATATATATTTTAGGAGTGATGGAGGAATACATTATGGCAAAGAAAAAGAAAGAAGAAGAGCACGTTGATGAATTGAAAGATAACAGACCTGACGAGATAGTTCTTACCGAGGGTCCTGTTACAGTGCCGACATCAATAGGTGACTTCGTTATTGCACCTTGGTCGTTTGGGGTGTATGCAAAAGTAGGACACTTAGTTGATAACATGTTCAGTGATCTAGAGAAGAAAGGTATAAGCTTTGAGTTGTTGTTTCATCAGCAAGCAATCAACCATTATTTTATACATGTAGGTATCCCGCTTGAAGAAGCAATAGAATCTGGAGTTGACCCAGATATCGACCCAGAGGTGGCTGAACTTGCAGTTAGAAGTTTTGATAAGGAGTTTGGTGACCTAATGAGATTGGTTGCCGTCATTGCTCCAGCGGCAGGTGGCATTATCAAAGCGACTCTAGGGTTGGATGAAGAGGATGTAAACGAGATGCAAGCTGACGAAGTTATAAAACTGTTTCTTGTTATCATCGCAAAGAATGAAGGTGTTTTAAAAAACGTGTATGGACTCTTCGACACAGCAAGCTAACGACAGCCGACCCACGAAGAGTCAAAACAAGAGGTCGTAAGAAATCTAACGCAGATGCAAGAAAGGCTCTTAGGAGAGTTGTTAATGTGTTAGTTGCACATGGACATAAAGAGAATGATGTACTGTGGGTATACTCAGTAGAGAAGGTTACCAGATATTTCGAAGATGTAATTGAAATGGATAACCAAGAGTTTTATTCTGAAGCTATACGTGCATTCAACGTTTCTGTTGCTACTATGCAGGTTGGAGATAAGCAGTCAGCATCGAAGCAGACAACAGGTTGGAAGAAGTACATTGACATGATAAGTCCAGAGGTAGTGAAGAAGAAAGCCAGGCGTAAGGCTAACCCATTGGAGAAACTGATGGCGTTGAAAAGCGTACCCAAGGTAGTACAATAAAAAGAAGGAGTGACGATAAATCATGGCGGTAATGGAAGGTATACGAGCACCAATTGTATTAGACTTTTCTGACGTAGCAGGTTCAGCCGCAAGGTTTAGAACTCAGCTAAAGAAGATACAAAAAGACGTTGGCAAGACACGCATGTCTTTCGACGGTAAGTACTTTGAAGAGTTTAATAAGAAAACCATGCAAAGACTTATCAAAGGTTTTTCTCAGCTTGAGAACAAAGCACTTAGGCTGAAGGGTGCCATTACTCAATTAGGCAAAGCCATGAAGCAAGTGCGTGAGGGTGGTGGTATCGGTAGGGGGCAGATGGACAAGTTTCAATCCATGCCCGGTATCGGTGCAGGTACTAAAGGTGCGTTAGCTAAATACAAGTCAGCCCAAGCCGCTTATGTTGATGACCCTGAAGGTTCTAAGAAGGGTGTATCAACCAAAGAAACTTTCATTGCAGCTCAGAAGAAGTTACTTCATCTGTTGAAGCAAGCCGAAGGTGTCAACAAAAGAAATCTAGAACTATCTAAGAAACAGTTGGATATCAAGGTTCAGTATGTTAAGAGAGTACAACCTGCTGCTATAACTAACGCTCAGAGAGAACTGAAAGAAAATAGTAAGCTTCTTGAGAAGGCGCAGTTTTTAATGCGTCTGACTAGGCAAGGTAGAGCTACAAAACAAGAACAGATAAAACTATATCAACAGTTAAACATGTTGAAAAAAAGAGGGGTTAAGTTAACTGCGGAAAATCTTGCTCTTCTTAAGCAGACAGGTAAGGTAGCCAAGAAAGCAGGACAAGGCGCATCTGCAATGAGTGGCGGTATTATTGGTAGGATAAAATGGTTTGCTCAGTTACGTTTATTGTGGGGAATCTTGGAAGCCTTTACTAGTATTAATGAAGAGATGATGCAACTTGATAGAGCATCAGCTAGAGCTATGCGTACTATGGTCAGAGGTGTAAAGGAGTATAGCAAGGTACTAAAGGACGTTAGAAGAACTATTATAGAAGTAGGTAGAATAACTGGTGCTACTTTTGAAGACATTGGAGAGGCACTGTATCAGTTGTCATCTGCTGGTTTAACTGCGGACGAAGCTTTGTCTGCTGTTGCTTCTACTGTGAAGCTTGCTACTATTACCGAAGCAGGCATGACTGACACCACGAAGGTTGTCGCTGGTGCTTATAACAACTTTAAGCATAGTATCACAGGCGTAGCAAATGAGACGGAAAAGTTTATGAAGATATCTGGTACGTTGTCCTACGTATGGAAACGAAACCAGATTGATATGAACGAGTTAGTTCAAGGTCTTAATCAGTCTGCTCAGGCTGGCAAGCTAGCTGGATTGAAGTTTTCAGAGCTAGCAGTTATCCTTGGTAACATGGGAACCAGAATGATTCGTAGTGGTCGTGCTGGTCGTATGTTGAGGTCTGCCGTTATTAATATAGCGCAGAAAGCAGATAAGGTTAGGGAGACATTTGGTATTGCATTCGATGACAAGAAACCATTGAACCTTATGGAAGTCATGGACAAGATGAATGTTAAGTGGAAAGAGTCTGGTAGGAGTGCAGCTACTACCGCATCTATCTTTGAAATCTTTGGTAAGCGTGGTGCACCTGCTTTGATCTCAATGTTGGATAGTTGGGAAAAGATTCGGGGAGAAGTCGACGGTCTTGGTACTGCGATGGACTTGGCTGTTAAACAGCACGAGACTTTGTTACTTACACAACAGCATTATAAACAAGTAACTGCAACTATGTGGAAAGAAACGTTTGCTCACCTAGAGAGGGTTGTCTTTTGGACTAAGCTTTGGAAAGGTATAATGGTATCTGCTCTTGATTACATGAGAGGGTCAAGAGTGTGGGATGAAGCTGCTAAGAGTATGTCTGAACTGAATACACAGTTTAAGACTGCTGGTGATGTTACCGAGAGACTAGTTCAGATAACGGCTCAGCTTAATTTAAAACGTGCTGAAGGTCTTAAGGACGACGAGCCATTAATAAAGCAGTACTTGAAGTTAATTGAAAAGATGACTCAATTGAAGGATAAGTTAGATGCAGAGGAAAAGTCACAGACTGATTTGGCTGATGCAAAGAAAAGAAACTGGATAGCTACTAAAGACCTTACCACAGGTTACATGCTAGCAGACGCAGCGTTGCATACATGGAACATAGAATCTGGAAAGACAAAGCTTACCTTACAAGAGCTAGCAGATGAAGGCGTTATTGCGGCGAAAAGACTTAAAGATGCTAGAGACTCATTTGCTGAAGCTTCTGAATGGGCAGCTACAGAGATCGGTGGTATGTCACCAGAAGTTAAGACCGAGTTAAAGAAAGCTAATGCAGAGTATCTTAAGATAAGAGATAGGTATTACAAGTTAGTACAAGAGATGCAAGATGCTAAGACTATGGATTTATCAGGCGTTGGGAAACGGGAAGACCCGATGGCTCAACGTACAACTGAGGAAGCAGGGTTTACTATTTCTAATAAACCAGGTGTTCTTAGATACGAGAACGATCAGATGGAGGTAGAACTAGAAAGAAAGAAAGCTGTAATGGATATGGAAATGGGTATGGAAGAAAGGATGCGAGCTAGGAACCTGACTAAGCGGGAAGAGGAAGAACTCGACAGGGAAGCAACACTTACTCAGTTAGCGTTTGAGGGAGAAGCTTTAACCCGAAGAATGGAGATGGCACAACAGCAAATAGATGCAGAATTGGCAGCAGCAGGGCAAGACGATATGGACCCAGCGAAACAAGATGCACATATGGCTAGTGCTGAAGCATTAAAGACTACACTAGCAGGGTTACAAGCGCAAAAGATTTTGAATACCCAAGCAGAAAAAGATGCTGCTATAACATATGACCAATTTCAAAAGAAACGAATCGAAGGTATCTATAAGGAACAGGGAGCCATGAAGGCATCTGGTGCGTTGTGGAAAAGCTACGGTGATGTTATTGGTTCACACGCTACGGTGATGGCAGATCAATGGAAGACAATGTTTGCCGAGATGGGTAAAGAAAGTAAAGCGGCATGGATTGCCTACCAAGCGATTGCGATTTCTCAAGCAATAATAGACACTTACAAGACCGCTCAAGCTGGAGCATCGGCACTAGCCGGTATCCCTTTCGTAGGCCCAGCCCTTGCGGGAATGTGGATTGCGACCTCTGTTATGCAGGGCATGATGCGAGTACAACAGATTCGTTCACAGAAACCACAGTCAGCGGCTCGTGGTGGAGTATTCGCTGGTTCGTTAGAAGCTTACGGAGATGGTGGCGTAACCTCTGGGGTAGCAACTGGAATCATCGGTGATAACCCTAGTGGGAAAGAGCTAGTCATTCCGAGTGAAAACATTAACAAAGATAACGTCAGCGGCCATATACAAGAAGCAGGCGGTGGCGGTGGAGTACAAATTATCAATATGGTGACACAGACAGACATTGCTCAGGCTATGTCAGAGTCAGAAGAGGGCAAGAACGTTGTCATCAATCATATAGGTCGAGATATGAATGAGAAGGGTTCGACTTACAATACAATGAAGAAAAGTAATGACAAAGATCAATAAGGGGGTTAAGGAATGTCTGAACTAAAAGTATTCCCTATAGGCTATATAGCATCTACGAACAACGTGTCAAAAGGTTCGTGGACTAGTGGTGGTACGGAAGATCAACCAATGTTTGAGCCTAACGCAGGTAGTGGTAAGGTTAAGCTTGGTTACTCAGGACAATCACCAGTAGAGAACAGAGCTATATGGACTAGGAAACTAGGGGAGCATAGACATGCACTAACATACACTTACAAAAACATATGGAACTCAGAGTTCAAACAGATACGAAGATTCAATAGAGACATTGCCTCATTCAAAGTGAATAGTTTTTATGTTGTTGATTTCTCTAGTGGACAGCAGATTTCTGCTCTAGCTACTGGTGCGAACTGGAATGCTTCTATCTATGACACTACTGACTTTACCGCAACGGCAGGAGAGGGTGGCAACTATTGTTTTATCTGGCACCCGAATAGTGCACGGTTTAGAATAGGTGTAGTCAATACTCACAACGAAGATTCTTCAATAGGATTTCCTAACACTAGTGACTTTGGAGACCTACAAGCTTTTAAGCGTGGAGAGACATGGGCTTATCCTATGTACAGGTGTTTTATGAAAGACGATAAGGAAGGCTTTAAAGTGAAGGCTCACGTTGACGCTAATCTTAATGCGTCCTTTGCTGGACCAGTGAGAACGGGTAATGTAAAATTCGTACAGAGGGATGTTAAATAATGACACTAAGTATGAATGCCTCTTTGAAGGTAGAGAAAAATAGATTAGAGGGTAGTACACCTGTACGCTTGTTATGTATGGAGTACGGGGATTTGGTTGCCAGTAGGGTGTACTTGGCTGCATGGAATGAAGACATTGAGTACTTCCAGCCAGGAACAGCTACAGCGCAGACGTATACTGCCGCTCCTATTAAGATGGGCAGCATGAAGTATTCACAGGTAAGTCAACAGCCTACACTCGATGTTACTATATCGAATATAGATAGGACTATGGTTGCTTACTTGGAACAGAATGATGGCCTACGTGGGAGAGCTTTCACCGTAGTACGTACCTACACTAATCTGCTTAGTAATGCTAGTGCTTGTATCCATGAGACCTACTATGTTGACGGTGCTAAGTCAACACTGAAGTCTGCTATATTTACGTTGGTGCCAAAGACTACATTGTTTGGTATCAAAGTACCTAAGCGTACGATGTTGAGAGATCAGTGTGCTTGGACGTTTAAAGGTGAAGAGTGTACTGGTAGTCCGACAGGTGGAACTCCATCCATCGGTACGTTAGCTTCGCCTAGTGTAACTACTTGTATGAAAACCTTAGCTAGTTGTGACGTATATAATAATACTTCTAGGTATGGAGGTTGGCCTGGGATTCCAAAGACAAGGGTAATAATGGTGAACTAATGAGAGCATACATAGGAATACCATACAAACATTTAGGTAGAGATAAGAAGGGCTTAGACTGCTACGGTATAGTAGTGATGATATATAAAGATAAGCTTGGGATAGAACTACCAGATGTACATCTATATGATTTTGGTGAGGATGCATGTAACTATATGACAGCATTCTACACAGAGAAGAAGTACGACCATGTGTTAGGATTCAGTCAGTTGTGGACTCCCGTAACTGAACTTGAACGGTATGACATCGTATTGTTTACAGCATACGAGCAGATACCAGCACCTACACATTCAGGTGTGTACTTGGGAGAAGGAAAGTTTATACATTGCATGCAAGGACTTCCAGTAACTATTAGTAGATTGGAAAAACAATGGAAGAGCATGTTTCATAGCGCATACAGATATAAGGAGAGGTTGGACACAGATGGTTCTATTTAAATATATCCCTAACAGATATGCTGACAAGAGCTACGAGGTTGAGGTTGAGCCTTGTAAACTTATTGACGGTATTGAAGAGTTAATAAACAAACACCCCGCAAAGAAGCAATCGCTTCACTGTATCAAGTGTGCTATTTATATCAATGGCGAATGGCTAGAGGGTGCAGATTGGCAACAGCATGAATGTCAAGATGGGGATGTAATAGAAATTACTCACACCATTGAAGGTGGTGTGCTTACATTCATATTTACCTTTGGTGGATTACTTGACTTCTCAGTAGACCCTCCTGAAGCAGAGACAGAAAGTACCGAAGAGATAGTTTGGGATGGTCCGAAGACTAACACTAAACAAGGCGTAGTTATGCCTGTCGTGTATGGTACTCACGGTGTTGGTGGAACATATATTAACTTTAATATATGGAGCGATGGCGAAGACAACTACGCAGACATGTTGGTCGCTCTGTGCGAAGGAGAGATATCTGGCATCCGTAATGAAGCTGATGATGGTAACGCTGCTATACCTTCCACTTTGGAAGACGTAGATACTGCGACTCCACACATTAGACTTAACGAACAGTTCATATCGGATTACGATGAAGCCTCTTGGGCAGGAAGGTCAGGAACTAATCTTCAGACTTCTATCCAAGGGTTTAGAAACCTTCAAACTTTATACGACTATGCTTATGATGTACCTGCGGAAAGAGATAGTCCTGGTGGTAAGTGGACATTACTATACACTACCAACGCAGATATAGACCAGTTCGACCTTAAGATGCAAGCCGATCAGTTGTATAACTACAACAAGAAAGGCAAGATGCGTTCTAACGGTCTAAGGTATAGGGTTAGGCATAGTGTTACTGGACAAGACACTTGGACGTATGACCCTCCTGTTTCTGGTACTGTTGATAATTCTGATTCATGGCATAAGGTAAGCGGTAAGTCACAGTCTGCTACTAAGGTAAACCTAACAGTTGATGTTGGGGCTAGAGACAGATACGACGTTCAGATACAGAGATACACTCCTGCTACAAACGCAGACGATGCAAAGAATCCTTTTAAGGTTATGCAGTTAACAGAGATAGTTAGTGAGGATTTAGCCTACCCAAACACGGCTGTCCTTGCTATTCGAGTTAAAGCTACAGATCAGATATCAGGTTCTTTTCCTGAGATACTGACTACGGTGCAAGGTAGTAAGGTTAGAGTTCCTGATCTAGATGGTGGTGGTGGCGTAGAGTTTGAAGAATACTATTGGACAGGCACAGGTAATAACTTTGCAGAACTTGATGGTGGTGGTACTGAAACATGGGATGGTGCATCCTATATAGATCAGTACACATCTAACCCTGCGTACTGTATGAGAGACTTCTTAATTAATACTAGGTTTGGTGTGGGTGATGCTATCACTGATGCTGACCTAGACAACACAGCTATAGATAACGCAGCCAAGAGATGTTGGCAGAAGGACACCGAATCTGGGATACATAAGAGTGAGTTGCATATTGTACTTGATGGAAAGAGTTCACCTAGTGACCATCTTTCACAGATGGCATTAGTGTCAAGGATATATGTATTTTGGTCAGGTGGGTTTATTAAGTTAAAGTATCTTGAAGATGAAGACCCTGTACAACTTATTACAATGGGGAATATCTTAGAGGGTAAGTTTAGTACTACGTATATCTCTCAAACTTCTATTCCCAATATCTTAGCGGTTACATTTGCTGACAAGGCAGATAACTTTAAGTCAGCTACACGAGAGTTAGTTGACGAAGCCGAGTGGGCATTGAATAAACCACAGAGGAAAAAAACACTTAGTCTTAAAGGTGTTACTACTACGTCTCAAGCGTTACGAGAGGCGAAGTACCACTTGAATAGAGCTAGGTGGCGAAGACGAGTTGTTTCCCTAACCACTACAGTTGAAAGTTTACATTGTGAGCCTGGCGACATTGTTGCTGTGCAACACGATGTTCCACAGTGGGGATGGGGTGGTCGTGCACTTACTAACAGTACATCTACTACGATAAACTTAGACCAAGAAGTACCGGCCAATGTTGTTGGTGACCCGACTGCTTATGACATCAAAGTTATACATGCGGAAGACGACTCTATAGAAACATTTGACATACTCAGTGTGAGTGGCAAGGAAGTCACAATTGATGGTAATTGGGATACTACTCCTGCTGAAGACGATTCATATATCATCGGAGTAACTGATGCTTCGATCAAAGAGTATAGAGTCACAGACATGACTGTTAACGAAGATGACTCGATAAGAATGAAACTAGAGGAACATTTAGCCGCTATTTATTCAGACACAGGCTACGTGGTAAGCGACGATGAAGCCAGCGAGTTACCAAACCCTGCTGCGTTTCCTCCACCAATTACTAACCTCACATTATATGAACTCCACAATGAAGTAGGCATGGGCGTGTCTTTTAGTCAACCCAAACCTACATCTCTTCCAGTTGGAGTTCCCACCAACGTTACAGGTGGTAGTGGTGAGATAATTGATTGGGACCACGCTGATATTTTTATGTCAACTGATAACGAGAAGTTTGTGAAGGTAGCTGAAGGCTATGGTAGTGATGATGTAGAACTCACAGGTTTAATGCCTGGGATTCAATACTACATAGATGTTTACTCTATAAACAAAATAGGAATAGCGAACGTCACCCCTGTCAGTGCTACTATAACACTTACGGGAGCAAACATAGGTCCTCCTGCTTCTGCTACTGGTCTAGAGATAGATGACGGTGGCGTTGGTCAGGGATTGGTTACTACGTTTGGTGGTAAGGATTGTAAGTTTAAATGGAACCTCAATGCTCCGTACGGTGGTGCTGGTAGTTTAGAACCACAACAACCTGCTGGTATAGCAAGTACAGATTGGGCTGTTGTTCGTGACTTTAAAATTGAGATATGGAACTATACAGGTACTATAAAGATTAGGACTGAGTACACAACTGATAAGTTCTATGCTTATACTTACGCAAAGAACTACGAAGATTCAGGTGGAATACCGAGGCGAGAGTTTCAAATAAAGGTATACCAAAGAAACTGGTTTTCTTTAGAGTCTATAGTTCCTGCTATACTGGCTGTGGATAATCCTAGGCCTAACATGGCAGTCTACACTCCACAGTTAGATAGTATTTACCGTGGTGTGCGAGTTGACTTCAGTTCATACAGAGAACTAGACAACGACATGGATTACTATAAGGTAATGTATGGGTACAATAATCCTCCAACTGCTTCTGTAGATTACGTGGGTTGGAGAAATCAGGTTCATTCACTACAAGGGCTAGCACAGCTAACTAAGGTCTATGTTCAGATTGTACCTTATGATGCATTTGGTGTTGGAGCTACTAGTGCTGTAGCTAGTGGTAGAACGGATGGCTTTGATTTTGTTAATGCTAGTCTTAACGAGTGGACGATAAAGGCTGACGCTATCATTGCGTCTATCATCAAACACGGTGATATTAACAGCTCACATATTGGTGTAGAGCATTTGTCTGCTATTGAAGCTGACATTGGTACAATTAGAACTGGTTACATCAACGGTGTTATCATCACAGGCGGTATGTTTAGAACTGCTGAATCTGGTAAGAGGATTGAGATCACTGGAGATGGTATAGCCTTAGCTCTTAACTCAGGTGGCGAAGGTTATGGTTATGTAAGATACGGAGATGACCCGGCAGAAAACGCTAGTATACATTTTGGTACTGGTGCTATAGCTTACATACATCACATGGCTGAAGCAGTTCCGTTCTATATTGCAGCGGAACAAACTGTTGGAGATTTTCATTTCTATAATAGATCGTCTGACCCTTCAGGACTTGCTGAGGTAGGCGATGTGTGTGTGGTAAACTCTAACTTTAAAATATGTATATCAGGTGGAGTTCCTGGCACATGGGAACTAGTAGGAAATCAAGCATCAGTATAAAGGAGAGAGATCAATGGCGATTGACGAACGTAATAATGCAGAGGTAAGACTTCAACTGAGCGTAACTCGACGAGAGTGGCGTGTGTTGAGAAAGCTTGCAGAAAAAGAAGAGGTAGACCCTCTTGAGTATATCTCTAATATAGTCAGAGGTTTTTGCAATAATCAACTACAGGGTAAGTACCGAGATCGTTTTAATAAGATGAATGTTCTTGAGTATGCTAACCTGTTTGGTGACGTAATGAGTGATGGAGAATTGAATTGGCTTCCTTCTGCTGTTCAGCGAGAGAAAAAGAAGGTATATGATAAGTACGGTGACAAGATAAAGGATAAGGAGAAAGACTAAATGGCTACTGTATACCCTGTTGAAAAAGATGCCTGGGCTGAGATATATGAAGAAATGCCAATCATGGCAGGACATTTTAATAACCTACAAGATTCGATTGTGGCCTTGGAAACCAAAGTAGGAGTTAACACTTCCTCTGTAGGTCCGTCTCTAGATTATAGAGTAAATAACCTTATGATCGCTAGTACATATATGTACTTCTACGAGAATACTGCACCTACTGGATGGACAGCTACGCTTGCTGCTGGTGACAAGATACTTTCAACTTTTAAGCCAAACCATACAGGCTTCTACTCATATCCTCAAACTGCATCAGGCAATTGGGAGATATTGTATGATACGGGGTCTGGGTTAGCTAGTGATTGGCAGAGAGCACAGCATAACCATCAGTGGATGTGGTATAGTGGTGGTTTGAATTATAGCTATAGTTCTCTTGGTTATCAATTCAGGTTTGGTTCTTACACTGTAAGTGGAGGTGGGTTCATTGCTGGATGTGGTGGAGATGCCCATACTCACTTGTGCGGATTAGACTTATTTACTGAGAATCAGATACACACGCACGAATGGGGTTCTACTTGGAGACCTTCCGCTGCGATTGGCATAATAGCACAATACACAGGTTAAAGGAGAGCAAGTAAATGACAACGAATTACCCAATTAGTTTAGATGTCTATGCGGATAAGATAGATAATATATCTACCGTACTAGCTTCGTCTGTAAACAATCTACAAGATGCTGTTGCTGCCCTACAGACACACATAGGCAAAGACAGTTCTGCTGTCGTTACAACGATAGATTATATGGTAGGTGACTTCTTTGATATAGGAGTTAGGCAATGCTACTTTTGGATGGCTACTGCTCCTGTAGGGTGGACAACTATTGCTCTTGCTTCAGAGTGTGCTGTTGTGGTGAAGGGTGGAGTAGCAAGTTATAATATAGATGGTGGTCAATACTTTGACCCATTCCAACCGGGAGGTAGTTCTGGCGCAGAATGGACAATTAACGATCAGATGCCAGGAGCACATAGACACCGTTGGTATCAAGGCGGTCTTGTTACACCATCAATGTACGATCAACCTTCTGGAGACCCCTTAATATTTAATAGTGGGGCAGAGGTATCAGGTATCATGCACAATGTACAAAAGGGAAAAGATCGTAAAGACACTTACGATTCAGGGTATTACACAGACACAGATTACCATACACATTCATTTTTAGGAGCATGGAGACCAACAGCAGCAGTAGGTTTATTAGCACAATATACGGGAGCATAAGGAGAGTAAGTAAATGGCAACAGATTTTCCAACGACCATAGATACATATGTTACACTATTGGATAACATCACTACCATCATGGCTGTCTATATTAATGACGTACAAGATGCGGTTGAAGCTCTAGAAGCTAAGGTGGGCATAAATGATGACGCTACTAGAATGCACGGTAAGGTAGAAAACTTCTTTGCAACAGGGAGAAAACTATACTTTTTTGAGAACGTGCCTCCTACCAATTGGGTTACTGAAGGTGGATTAGGAGATACAGTGTTAGCAATAAAAGGTGGTACACAGGCGTACGATAATCCCGGTGGTACTAAGGCTGGTGTGTGGAGTATGTCTAACTGGTGGAGTTCTGAAGAACACTGGCATACAGTATTTTATTGGGAGGCAAACGCAAACTATTCTTTCAATGTAGGTGGCGGTCCTATCAACACAGGCATTGGTGCTACGAAAGCCTATGGTCTTTCTGTCTTAGCTCACCACGGAGACCCAAGATTAGCAGTACCTAATAACGACGAAAAAAAGGCGTATTGTTCAGAGGATTATCATTACCACAATCACTACGGTACTTGGAGACCAAGGGCGGCAGTTGGAATAGTAGCTTACTATAATGGATAAAAGGAGACAATTATGTTTTGTGATGGAAAATGTAAAAAGGGAAAGAAAACATGTGGTATGCTGTTAAGCGTATCCATGAAGAACGAATTAACTCAGCAATCAAAGATAATAGAACAGTGTGCTGTCATAGGAATCTTTGAGTCAATGGTAAGACAGGAACAAGGACAGGTAAGGATTCAAGCTGCGGTAGAGAGTGGTAGGAATGAAAGTGCTAAGTGGATGCGTAATCAAAACGAGACGTTGGCTACTGGCTTTCTAGGAATTCTCTACGCTACGCAGGATGACGAAGAAGCAGCGAGAAAGATAAAGTACCTCGCTAACACACGAGATCAAATGATTGCACAAGAGAAGAAAGAAGAGACTGATATAATAGAAGGGGAGATTGAGGATGGCTCAGTATAACATAGGTAATGTTACTTTAGTTAATGCTAGCACTCAAGTAGTTGGGGCTAGTTGTGATTGGATTACAGCCGATGCAGTTAGGGTTGGTGATATGCTCAAGAAGAATGGAGAGAATGCTTGGTACAATGTTACAGCAGTTCAAACCGCAACTAGAGTTAGTATATCTCCACCATACGCAGGGGCTAATGCGTCTGCGGTTGGTTACGCAATCACTAGAGACTTCACACCAAACCTAGCACTACCAGAGGTATCATCTGGTGACTTGGATTGGCAGGACTCATACACTAGAGCTGCACGTATTTTAGATACTCAGGTTATAGCCTATAGTGTGATACGTGGAGAGACGTACGCTATATCATCTGGCTCAGGACGATTTGGATGGGCTGTTGGACATTCCGCTACACCGGGTATGGTAGTATTAGCTAATGCATCTAGTGGTGGCGATGCAATCCCTGCTATAGGTGTCATAGCTACAGACAATGGAACCACAGTGAACGTATATTATCGTGGTCCTTTGGCATCTTACCCAGGAGGTAGGTTCCCTGCAACAGGTGGTGCACGATTTTATCTCAGGGCTTGGAATACTACAGCCACATATAATCTTACAAATACGGCTCCTATTCTTGCAAGTTACATAGTGCAGTTTATAGGAACCAACAAATCAGCATCATCGTTAATGTTAGACATTCAAGAAAATTATATAGAACTATAAGGAGTGGACTTAGATGGCATCAAAGAAACCGTTATGTTTATACACAGGAAACGTTAAGCAGTTACAACCAGGAGATACACTGATTGGTGCGTACAATGCAACCGAAGCTGGTTGGGTTGTTAATGCATCTGCATGGTTAGTTGCGACCCCTGGCTCTGTTAAGTTAGTGAATAGAGTTGTGTGTGGTAGTATCAGCCCTGTCACTAATGGTGGTATTAAGATACTGGATAATAACGACAATGTTGTTTTATTTACATCACCGTCTGGGAACTTAGACCATGTTGGGATAGGTTCTGCTGTGACACTTCCAGAAGCGCATCTTCATTTAATGCAGAAAGGCTCTGGCTTAGTTGAGATGCGAATGACGAACGATACTACTGGACATACAGATACAGATGGTTTGGAATTGGGTCTGGATGCTAACGAACATGTATATTTCTACAACAATGAAAACACTAGGATGTACTTTGGTACTAATAAACTGCTACGTATGTCTATTACTGCTGACGGTATCGCTAGTGTAAACACCCTAAGAGCAGGTCCTATACACGGACTAACAACGGCATCTATTGACGGTGCTTTGACTATAGGCGCAAACTTCCAAGGTGTCAATGCTAGTCTGGATAATGTAACATTACGTAACGGAAAGGTCTTACGTACAGATAAGGTACAAGCCAGAGACTCTGGTGGTCTTAAGTTATATGAAGATGGCGGTACTGGTATCCTTGTTCAGAACACAACAGGTTTAGTTGAAGTGGAAGCGTCTATGGTTGTGAGAGGCAATGCATCTATCGACGGTAACTTAACTGTTGGTGGTACAGGTATGTTCGGTAACTCAGTTACTATCACGGCTGACGTACAGGTTGCAGCAGGTCAGAAGTTCTATATGGATGGCGGTGCTGACACGTACTGGACAGCTAGTAACGATGTTATAACTGGACATGTTAACAGTGCAACCGTTATAAACTTTGGTGTGAACAAGGCTCACTTTACAAATTCCGCTTCTATTGATGTCGACTTATTTGTTGGTGGAGACTTGCACGTACTTGGTTCGTTGAATGTTCATGCGTCTACTCTATATTTTGGAGACAATCAATTTGGTGATGCAGTAACAGATCACCAGACACTTTACGGTATCGTAACGATATACAATGATGGTGCAGGTAATCCATTACGAGTAACAGGTAACGCTTCTATTAGTGGTACATGTTATGTTGACGGTACTATGGGCGTTGGTGGTGCGCTTACACTAGGTAATGCTAATCATGTATTTGATGGTAACTTACGCATGCCTGTTAATAGTGAAGTTACGCTTGGCAGCTCACAGGCCGGGGCGAGACCACTTTATGTATATGATAGTGCTCAGGTAGGAATTGTATATGAGAGTTCTGGCAATAAGAGTACTCTTGGGATAAGAGCTGCTAACACAACGAATCAGTATGGCAACTATATTACTGCCAGTGGAGATCAACTATGGATGACTCCTGGCAACATGGGTAACACTCAGTGGATGTTAACTGCTAACTCTGATGGTGTTGTGGTAGGTTCTGCTATAATGGTTCCTGCTAGTAATAGACATCTTCATCTGAACAGTAAGGGTTCATACTGTAGGCTGCAAATTACTGATTCAACCACAGGACATAGTAGCACTGACGGTGTGGAGATTGGTCCGCAAGGTACTACTTACGCTGCGTTGTTCGCTCACGACTCTCCTTGGTCTATTAAGGCACAAGGTGACCACGTAGCAACATGGGCAAACACAGGACTTACTCTTGCCAACAGTGACAGTCTTAAGACTGATAAGGTTATGGGTAGAGACGCTGGTGGATTGTGGTTAGTTGAAGATGGCGGTCTTGGTATATTCGTTGAGAACACTACTGGCTACGTCTCTATAGGTTCTCCTACTGCTAATCCTCCATATCCTCTTGATGTTTGGCATGCTGGTGACAACACTATAGCTAGATTCCAAAGTGCAGATAACAATTGTTATATAAGACTAGATGATGATACACAGCATATGGACATAGGGCTACTCAATAATGAGATAGTTATCAGAGATACTAACGCAGTTGCAGTTGTAGCAATAGACCAAACCACTAATACTATGGTAGTAGCTGGTTCAGTATTAGCAAGTGCTTTTATACTTGGCGAAGGAGCAAGGTTAGCCGCTTGTTCGATTAACGCATCTGGAGTCATTACCGCAGGTAGTGGTTCAGACATGATGCTTAACGAGCACGACGACACAAGTCCTAATCAAGAGTTCATAGCTGAGAAGATATGGAATGCGGTCTACAATGATGTTGTAGATTGGCAGGACTTAAAAGAAGGTGCGGAGGTAAAATATGGAAAGGTTTATGTTGATAGTTATGATGGAGCACATCTACCTACAGGGAGATGTCAGCTCGGAGTTATGGGAATCTGTTCCGACACATTCGGTTTTGCAGTGGGTAGGATTCAAGACAGGAATCAAATCCCTGTATCGGTGGCTGGCTGGTGTTTAGCCTACGTCGATAAAATGTATCAAACAGGTATACCACTAACCAATACATCTTCAGGTTGCTTGACTGAGATGAACGCAACAGAGAAGATGACATTTCCAGAGAGACTGATCGCTATATACAAGCGACCAGAGCATGAGGAAGTGTGGCAGGGTAAGGTAGAAACAAAAAATAGGCATTGGGTGCAGGTGAAATAATATGGGTTACGATTGGACAGAACAGATAGGTACTCCCGTTAGGGAGAACCTTCGGACATATGCAGAGACAGACCCTAACGGTACTATTGTTAGAAATGAGAGAGTTATTACGTATACAGATTTTGATAGAGTTGCTGATGCAAGAGTCTCGTTTGACTTTGGTGCTAGTTACTTTGACAATGACTTTGTTCACACTTTTACTATTACATGTTCAGAACTTGATACTGCTGGTGCTTACGCTGGTTTTTACTCGTTAAAGAACACTAACATAGACGACGGTACTGCTTGGGATACTGTTCCACACATTACTATGTTTTGGTATAGAAGTGGTGCGACTACTCTTATGTATTTACGTGAGGGAAATGGAGCCTCTGGTGGTACTAGTGCTACCTCTGAAGAGTACGCAAGAGATGGTACTCCTTATTATATGAAGGTGGCATATGTATCTGGTGAAGGAGCCAACGGAACTATATACCTATATGGATATACAGACGCTACTCACGAAACTCTCGTAGACAGACAGTATATTATATTAGGTGGTGCGATGGACTACAGATGGCTTCAAACTATGGTTCAGTATGCTGGCGGAGCTGGTGGCCTACTTGCTACTGGTACTAACTCAGATTATGTACTTAGGACAATGAGTGGCGGTGGGGTGACTACTGAACCTGAGCTTGATCTATATTGGTCGTATGATGATATAGACGGTACTTCTATATACGATCACAGTGGCAAGGGAATTACTGGTACTATTGAAGATAATGGAGGGGCTATTCCTGCTGCGTTAGTTGATGGAGTAGCTGGCAGAGCACTAGATATCGCACCAAATAAAGTTGTCACAGCAGCACTTACTCTTAGTGGAAATTTATCTATGTCTGTTTGGACAAACTCAAGAACATGGGTAGGTTGGGCTTCACCTTTGACGACCTACATGCATGCGGCACAAGGGTTTGGTATGGGTTTTACGCTAGTAAATGGAGCAGTTGTGCGTGTATATGCAGCCAACGACGATGCGTATACTTACACAGATAGAAATTTTGCTTTTAGTGTAGATACTTGGTATCATATAGTTATTACTTATGACTCTGGACAGGTTGCGATTTATGTAAATTCAGTAAAGCAAGGTGCAGATTGGGCAAGAACAGTAGATTTTACAGATTGTGGTGTTGCTTCAGGAAGATGGGCTACCAACTACAATGGTTATTATTATGATGGTATAGTCGATGAAGCTAGAATTTACGGTGTCGCTCTCTCCCAAGGCCAGATAGATTATTTGTATAACAATCCACAAGGGCCGATAGTTACAGTAGAAGATTCTCAGATACTAGAGATGCGAACTCACATTAACTCAGAACGTGTTGATCGTGCTAGTCTTGCTGCATACGTATGGACTGACTCAACTATTGATGGTCAAGAAGTTTTACAGACAGAGATAGCAGAACTACGTACAGCTATTGATGATGCGTACGACGGTCTGCTTACTTGTAGTGCTCATTATACGTCCGACGATTCGACGCACTATACAACCGACAAGTCATCTCACGACAGTAGCGTGTGTGGCACTCATTACACGACTGACGAGGCAGCACATTATTCGACTGACGATTCTACTGATGACGGAACACATTATACTACACATTACATAACGCATGATGCTACAGCATATAAGACTCACAACGCTGCGCAGAATTCTTCTCGTAAGACTTTCTACACTACTGGAATTTACGCTGAGGGATTGTGTATATTTAGAACATATGATAAGGCTAAGTTAAGGAGAGAAGAATAATGGCATATGCATGGACTGAAACTATAACTCAAGGAACAGAGATTGAAGTTGCTGACTACTTAGAGGTACGTAATGTGACTGACGAGTGTAAGGATGGATGTTACGCCCATTATGGAACAGAGAATTCTGACCATGATTCGAATCATGATGCTACTCATAATAGTACAGATGACGGAGCAGCAGAGGGAACACACAATGCTACTCATGATTCCTCAGACGATTCTTCTCATGATAGTGGTAGGGAAGCTACACATTATACTACACACCTAGTTACACACGATGTAACACACTATACTACACATTATGGGGCTAATAACGCAGCTAGGTACACACGTCATCTGACTAGCAACAGGTCACCATATAAGTTCTCACACAAAGGCTCTAACACAGGTGGGGAAGCATAAAGGAGACAGAATGAAATATAAATTTAAAGACAAGATAGTAGCCGTTGAATTGGTAAACGCTGGTAAATGTAATATGGACTGTGCGTATTGTTACATTCCTAAGTCTAAAGGGATGAACGTGCTACACGACGAGGTGGTTGCTTACTTAGAAAGTGGTAAGTTTCTAGATGACACGGCAGAATTATATGGTGAGAATCTAGAACATCTAAGTCTGTGGGGAACAGAACCTACTCTTACCATCGACATATTCACAAGGTGGATGCCTCAGATTTTAGATAGGTTTCCTAAGTTACAGGGTTTTAACTTTTCTACGAATTTCATGAGAGACCCTAAGTGTTTGTTAGACTTCGTGAAGGCTGCTCCTAGAGACAGAGACCCGTTTGAGATTGGGATACAGTACTCAATAGACGGACCTGCGTGGATAACAGATGTCACCAGACACCCAAACGCTACTAAAAGAATAACTGGTAATGTAAAGAAGTTCATGAAAGAATTAACTAAGCTAGACTTAGGAGAGTTGCACATACACATGAACTGTAAGCCTACTTGGAATGAAGACATAATCGAAATGGTAGGGAAAGACTTGGCGTTGCTCACTGACTACTTAGAATTCTTCAATGAGTTCTTCGGAGAGATAGACGAGATACTAGAAGGAGTACCAAAGAGTTACATAAGCCATGCTAAGATTAACGCACCATTCCTAGGACTACCAGGTATGTACACACAGCAACATGGTATTTATTGGGGTGAGATTTACAAGACGATGTTGGAAGAACAACAGAAACACATAGAGTATGGGAAGTACCCTCATTTGTCCTGCGACTTCACAGGGTATCTACCACGGTATCAACGGATACTGGACTACGGTAGAGAGTTCTACACCAAGCCAGAGATGTTTACATGTTCGGCTGGTGACTCTCAGTATGGTTTAGACCATAAGGGGATGCTTCATTCATGTCATAGGACTTTCTATTTGAACGATGACAACTATGTTAAGTCTGTTACCGATGACTGCAATAATGGCAATTGGGATTTGGAACATTACCAAAATGACAGACTAGGGGATATCAGAAAGAACATGATGGTGGACATTCACGACGATGACGCATGTTCTAGATTCATATATTATAATGCTACTCACCACCACTTTATTAAAAACAGAATAAACATCTATACTGGTTTAATAAAGATACTAGCAAAGGCTGGTCAGATTAATCCTATCTACTACGACGATGTGGTAGCCAGAACATTTGCTGAGTACGCAGCTACCGCATACAACTGCAATGTTGAGTATGCACTCACGTTAGGGAGTATGAGTTTGATTCCAACTGGAATCATAAAGGTAAGTTGTAACGGTATGTTTGAGCATATGGTAAAGGCTGCTGTAGGTGGAGAGCATAGATACAAAGACGATTGGGTTAAAGCATAAAGGAGACAGTATGCAGTATACAGAAGAGTACAAAAAAGAAAACAGCAAGTTGTTTGAGTTCTTTCTTGAGAACAGTTTCTTTAAGACTTGGAGAGCTGACCCATCTCATGAAGACCATCAAGCAAACTATAGTAACCTAGAGTTTATGGTTAACCACAAGTGCGAATTAAAATGTAAGTACTGTTATATGGATAAGTATCACAAGTCTTACTTTCCAAAAGGAAGTCAGGTTGCTTCTACTATCCTACATAACACAGACTTGGTTATTGATTGGCTGATAGCCAACGAGTATAAACCAGCTATAGAGATGTTTGCAGGAGACAGCGTAGGAGACCCTACGTGCAGAAAGATTATACATAAAATACAAGACGCTGCACTTCAGGGTAGATCACCAGCGAGTGAGGTTGTACTACCTACTAACATGGGTTGGTTACACAGCCCCAATAAAGTAAAAGATGTCGAAGACTTATTAAAGAAGTCAGAGTTCTCTGGTCTTCCTATGTTTATTAGTATGTCAGTTGATGGAAAATACATGGAAGAGAACAGACCATTCAAGTCAAAGAATCGTAGATGGGATGAAGAGAGCTACAATAGAATGTTTGAGTTCTTGGTTAGGTATCCTGTTAGTGGAGTACATCCTATGGTGTATTCTCATAACATAGAAAAGGCTAAGGATAATTTTCTGTGGTGGCAGGAGAAGTACGACGAGTTCGGTCTTGATTGGACACGTATGTATTTCTTAGAGGTAAGGAATCCAGAGTGGACATTAGCTCAGACTAAAGAATACGCAGAGTATATAAAGTTCTTGGTGAGATGGTCATACGATAAAGTGAATAGAGACAAAGAAAGATTCATACATTTCTTACTAAGGAATAATGGGTTTAATATCTTAGGAACCCCGTTTATCCAAACAGGAAGAGGGATGCCTTGTTCTATCCAAGCATGTTTAACTCTTAGGTTAGGTGATCTAACAGTTATACCTTGCCATAGGACAGCATACAAACATATGGAAACAGCTTCAATGATTGTAGAAGATGAAAAGATCACAGGATTCAACGCAAAGAACGTTGAGTTATGGTTTTCAATACAATCACTTGACAGTGAAGTATATCCTTACTGTGAGATTTGTAGCATTAAACATATGTGTAAGGGTGGGTGCCTAGGAGCGCAGTACGAAGCTACTGGTAATCTGTTTGCTCCGATACCCTCGGTTTGTAGATTGTATCATGCAAAGATCGTAGCTTTGATTGAAGTTCTTGTAGAGCTAGACGTATTTGATATGACGATGAAGTATATTGCTAAACATAAAAGAATAGCATTTGAATTAATAAAAACACACATAACGGAGGCAGTATAATGAGTTTAGAACAGACAGCAACAAAAGTAGTAGACATTATGAGCAGAGTTGATATGGTGTACATAATCCATCCTCAAGAGAGAGAAGCTATTAATCTTGTGTTGGGTATGGCACATACTGATCTTACCAAACTAGAAGAGAATAAGGAAGTAAAGGCAACAGAGGAAGATACGAATAGTATGCACGCCGCTCTTAACTTTTGTAAGAGACTTGTGATTGACGAGCCTATAACTGAGCGACTAGCAGAGCTAGTGGAGGGCATATGTCTGGTGGTACACAACTGGAATGTCAACATAGGTAACGATGGAACGATTCATAAAGACGTAAAGTTTCTTAATAGTGCTATTAAACAACATTTCACAATAACACAAGCTATAGAGATACTTAAGCGCATCCTCGGCAAGTTTGAGAACTTAAACTATGGATGTGATAACATTAATTCTATCAGTGCACATTACCTTGAGGCACTAGATAAGATACATGGGGTAAGTGAAGATGAATGCAAAGAAGATAGTTGTATTTAATTTGAATGTAGGTTCTGCTATAGAATACGCAGGAGATATATTTGTGGGTTGGTTAAGAGAGTTAGGTCATAATGTAAAAGAGTACAAACAACAAACTGAATGTCAAGACGGTCTTTCGTTTCTTATCAACTCTGACCCTGACCTTATAGTTATCAATGAGTATTACTACAGACCTCTAGTAATTAACTACATGTACAGGACTTTAAAATATGTACCTGTTATCTATATAGACCACAGTTGGAATAGGATAAATTATTGGGTTGAAGGTACTATACGTAACGAGTACGAGAAAATGGTACACATGTGGTATAGGCATACGTTGGACATGGTTAGTTATGTCTTCTGTTTGAACAGTAAGCCGATAGGGGAACCGTGGAACTATCAAGTGAAAGATAAGATTTCTAATAGGTATTATCCAACGGACGATGCTATCTTTAATGTAACTAAGCCCTGGTCCGATCGGTCCAAGATGTTTTGTTACATAGGTAACATCATACCGCATAAGCTGTCTTCGGATTTCCTAGCAAAGATATGTGAGACTGATCTGGTAGTGGATTGTTACGGTTCAGATTTTACCAGAGATAATGCCCACGGTAGAGTGTTCGACAGGGCGGTAGAGAATGGGAACATAGTACACCACGGTCTCATACCGCAAGATAAGATTGCAGAGGTAATGAACGAGTACAAATACTTTGTACTACCACACGACGGATACGAACCTTTTAATTGGGTACTGAAACAATGTGCGTTCTGTGGTACTATCCCTCTTGTCGTTAACGACAGGAACACGCATCTATATAACGGTAAGTGGCTGGATTGGGCGGCTGGACTGTATATGGGATGTCAGTACACAGACGATTTCATTAGTAACCTAGAAGAACTAGTTCGTGATCGTCCAGATCACAGAGAGATGTCAGATTTTATAAGCACAGCAGCAAAGATACAGTTTCCTTATCAGGAGTTTAAGGAAGAATTCCAAAGTAAAGCGAGGGAGTTGCTCAATGGCTAAAGAGATGATATGGGAAATGCTGGAGAAGTATTTCTCTCCCGACGAGTTCGGGGAAGGCGCAGAGGAAGGTATGGACGATGGGTTCTTAGCGTCATTGTATCAGTTTCGTGTGGCGATGGATAATCCTATCCTCATACATAATAACGGTGGGTATGGCACCGAGGGTCATAGCCCAAAGTCTTACCACTATAAAGGTAGGGCAATTGATTTTCATTTTAAACACAGACACAATGTATCACTACGTAAGTTCGTAGTAACAGCGTTACGATGTGGGTTGTACGGTATAGGTATGTACCCACTCTGGTCACCTAAGCCAGGAGGATTCCACTTAGACAATAGACCGGGAGGTATGTTTAACATCTGGAGCAAGAATGACAAAGGTCTATATACTTACCTATGGCCTAGCTCATTGCCGGAATCCTTAGAGGAATGGAGAGATCAGTAATGAATGGAAGCGACGTTAAATGGCTTAAAGAAATGTTCGACCAACATAATGTAGATCAACAGAAATATCTCGATGCTAAGTTTGAGAGTGTGGAAGATAAAGTTGGCGACGTAAGAGAAGCAGTAGTTGATCTTACTACAGAGATAGAAGACGTTGAAGCAGTAGTTATGCATAGTATCGACGAGGTTGAAGACAAGGTTGACAAAGTAGAGAAAGGCGTAATTAAGAAGGTAGCTTATGGTATGGGTGGTGCTGTTGTATTATCCTTGTTGTTATGGACAGCATTAGGCACTGATGCCTTAGCTATAGTATTGAAATTTATAGGCGGAGTAGGATAATAAAGGAGAAGTAATATGGCGTTACCATTATGGCTTTCAGGAATCTTTTCTGGTGGTATGTCCATCGTTGGCTCATGGGTCAAGGGATGGCAACAGCGAAAGATAATGTCAGTCCAACATAAAGTAAAGATGGCAGAGATTAAGATCGTCGGCAAAGAAAACCGTGCGATGATGGATAAGCAACATGAGATCGGTTGGGATAACCGAATGGCTACAGGTTCGATGACGAGTTGGAAGGATGAATGGTTTACTATTATACTATCCATTCCTTTGATTGGTGCGTTCATTCCTAAGCTAGCACCCTATATTTTATCAGGGTTTGAAGTATTAGCAGCATGCCCAGATTGGTATAAGGGAGCGTTAGGCGTAGCTATAGGCGCAGCCTTTGGTATGCGACAGTATGCTAACTGGACAATGAATAACCTTAGCAAAAAGGCTATGGTACAGAATCTAGGAATAGAAGGGCCGGCCCCAACGAGCAAAATACATAAGAGTTTCTCACTTACTCGTAAGGGAGTCATGGATGCAATTAAGAAAGAGGCTAAGGATATAGCTGAAGATATAAAAGAAGAATTCTCAACAGACGTTGAGGTTCCAGAATAATACGAATAGGCTAGCGTGTAGGTCGGAACTGTCTCCGCAGTTAAAAACTGTTATCCCTTCGATAATCTCGCTAGCCTTCATTTTAAATAGAAAACCTACTAAAGGAGTAGAGTACGATGGGAGAGCCAAGAATCTGTAACGCATTTAGTACGTGTCAGAAATCAGATAAGAAAACAACTAAACTGAAGGCTTGTTGGGATACTATGAATAAGCTGAAGTATAACAAAGAAACCAAACTCTTCTGTAAGGAAGCGTTTGGCATTGAGATATGTTATGATTTAGGTGAGTGTAAGTGCGGTGAGATTTACCTTGAAAAAGGGCAGCTAAGCTACCCTTTTACTTGTTGGCTTTGTAGCGCATAATGATTCGAAGTCACTTAACTTCATGACCACCCAATCTTCATCATGTCTTTGACTGAGTAGATGGATAACTAGCAAGGGAACTTTATATTCCTCGCAGTTGTCCATTGTTTGTTTCCAGAAGCTTTCAAACCACTTAGGTAGTTTCTCCCTAGACTTACATTCAATGCTGTAGATTGGATGTAGTACGTCCTCTCCACCTAGCACTCCTAGTCTCCTGCCACCTAAACGCTCTGCTATTTTCTTTTCGAAGCGTTTGCCTCGATCTCTATTCTTGCTCATTAAGACCTCCACCATGTAGGTATATGTGTTACGTCTGTGTAGTGTACTCCTGTCATATCGTTGCCTAAGCTGTCTAGCATACTGTTTGGCATTATAATTAAGTCTGGTTCGAATACCAACCGTGCTTCATATGTAGCCTTCCTCAGATCATCAATTAGTAGAAGTCCATTACAATTTATATTCCCACCATATGTGTGATTGACTACCTTGTGAACATAGTGTTCGTTTGGAAAGAACTGGCTATCGTGTGCCACTAATTTGACTAGTCTATCATAGCCTACCTCTGCTGTCAGCCACATCACCTTCCTACAGCTTCTTTCTCTCAGTGAATCCACCATATAATCGTACGGCGAGACCATCAATGGCCTGTTTGGGTCTTTCTCCCAAGTGATAGAAGTGTTGTCACATGCTTTGTACATCTCGTAAGCAAATGCTTTAAACTCTTCGTGATCTACTGTCATAAGTTCAAGCATCTCTGTACTTGCAAGCTTGCTGTACCCAGGCTCCCATAGTATTATACCGTAAGGAGAGAAGCTATTCATAAACAACATCGTTTCCTTAAGGTTTTCGTATCCTGCTATATTAGGTATGGCTACCATAGCACCACTCAGACCTAACCCTGCATCTGTGCACAGTTGCCAAGCGTTTGTTGCTACCTCGAACTGTTTCTCAGTCATACCATATATCTTAGTCCAATGATCTATGTTATCAGAATGGTACGAGATACACAAATTAAACGGTTTAAGCTCTGCCATCTTAGCTACAAACTCTTCAGTAAGTAAAGACCCATTAGTAGTTATATGTAATGGGTTGTGTGGCATCTGATGTCGAATCATCTTACATATCTTGAAAAACTGAGGATGCAACGTAGCCTCTCCTTCAGAGATACTACCAGGCATGGTATCGCTCAGTCGTATCTCAACATCTGGTGCAAGGTTTCTCATGTTATGAAACAATTGCTCAGATACGTCCTTGTAAGGTCTGAACCCACATCTATATATAGGGAATGGATTCATCTTGTTTGAGCAGAACAGGCATTTAGCATTACACACTGTAGATAGTGGTAATACATTCCTGCCTGCACTACGCATACCTTCATTTTGAAAATAACTTACTGGTGTTGTCAAACTCATATTAATACTCCAAGAAAAATTCTTTTATTAGATTAGCAGCATCCTCCACGCTGACACACCACGCACTCACGCACTCGTCAATCCAAGGATGATGTGTATACACATTCTCTTCCCCTTCCGTCAAGGCTATGACAGGGATATAGAATACATCAGCAGCCCACGCTAGTTCTTGTACTGTACCTATCATGGGTTTCTTCGGTGTCACTATACCTAGATGTGCTACCATCACATTACACATCTTAATCATCTGATAGTCCTTAGCACGAAGAAGTTTCTGTGATCGCTTGACAGCCTCTCTAGTAAACTCAAGACCGTCACCCTTGAAGTTCTTAATACCTTTGTTGAATTTATTACCGCAAGGATTAACTACCACTACATCTGGTTCGTCTTTCATAATCTCTGTGAACTCGTCACGCCATTCATAAGTGCGGTTGTCCTCAGATATATTACCAGCCAAATAAATATAATTCTTCTTCTTGCCTAATCCTTTACTCATTTGCCCCTCCTTCGGTACTTGCTGGATTTTCTGTACCTCTACGGTTGTTTACTTGTTGCTTTCTGTATTCAGCATAGAAATCTGAACCAATTAGCTTTTCCAAGTTACGGAATTCCTTTTCCGTCTTAGGCAATTCTGTCCTACACCAAGGACACACATCAGAATGCATGTAAGCTTCAATGTCTGACTCGCCTAAACACATGTTACATAAATCGCCTTTGTTCTCAACCTTTCTTGCACGGTAAGGAAATCCTACACCATCGTAAGGCATTAATGGTTGCATATTATTTTCTAAGTGTTGTGAGTGATCGCTATCGTCACAGTCACATAACTCTGTAAACTTCTGACCTACGTGTAGGATACAGATTGCGTTGTACATAGCAAGCTGTTCTTCGAAGTATCTATTCAGAAACTTCATTGCTAGGAACTGTGCTTCCTTTGCATCATCAGGGTTCGAGGGAAAGATAGCCCTCATGAACCTATGACCTTCACGTATACTCCTATAGTAAACTCGCATTCTCCAATGAGTTTCTAGTTTCTTTAGGTCTATGTGGTATCTACGCATTTCAATAGGATGCATAATAGTACATTCCCACACATTGAAAGGACCTACTGGTGTTACGTCTTTCTCTTCAACAAGTTTTGTTTGTTCCCACTCGTGTAAAATTCTTAAATCCATGTAAATTCCTCCTTATTATTTATGATTATAATACTAATAACACACCTCCAACAATAGTAAGAGCAGCCCCGATTATTTGCCACAAGGATAGGACACCAACATCTAGGTATAACATACTTACCGCAAACCCTAGTAGTCCTAACGTACCTTGAGCTACAAAGAATGGTTGCAAAAAGGTAGGTGAGATTTGGTAACTGTAAGTGAACGCCCACCCACACCATGAGGCTGCAACAAAAACATATAATAGGTAAGTCCAGATGGTCAAGCCGTACAGTTTAGCCACAACATTTGTTCCGACTATACCAGTACAACCTATAACTATCAGAATCCACCACAAATTATTTGCTAACCATGCTTTAATCATTACTTCTTTCCTTTTTTCTTCCTTTTGGGTATAGATTTCTTCACTTCCTCAATCCTTGTAGACTCAGGCGGAGCAAGGTTATATGTCTCACCTAGGGTGCGTATGGCATCTAGTATGGCTGTACTTTTTCGGTTATAGGCACCTAGGATACCCCTTAAATCGGTGAGTTTAGACTCATTCACCCCTAACTGCAATAAATCCTTAAACATGGAAGCCATGTCCTCATAATAGTATTTATTCTGCCAATCGTTAGGTGATTTTCGTCCTGCCATCTTCTGTTGGATAACCCAATTCATATCATCATAGGCTACCCTCCATTTTCGTATGCCTTTAATTTTTAATGGTGTCATTGCTCTCACCTCTCAGCTTACGGTAGTGTGTAATTGTTGCTTGGCTATACCCTCGTCGTTCTATGTTGTAAATATCCATCCATCGTCTAATCGTAGTAGCCCCTCGTCCTAGTTCTTTAGCTATCTCTCGAATTGATTTCTGCTCGTCGTAGTACAAATACAATAGCTCGTCTCTAGAGACAGGGTAATCTACATTAGGAGGTCGAAAGCTTTCAGGGTCTTCATCGACCTCCACAATAATACGTCTCGGTACATTCCTTACTTTCGGCATGTTACTCTCCTGCTACGTAAGTTGTCGCCACCTGACTTTCAACGAGGATGATATCACTGTTCCACTCAAACCCATCTTCGTCTACATCAAAGTAAACGATACCATAGTCAACTGTACCTGAAGGAATTCTCGCTCCAAATTTGCTTCCCAATCCCTGCAAGGCAGGAGTTGTCATTGCTACCCATGTCGCCCCACCGTTATAATTGTGGTAATGAACATGACTACGGATGATAACATCAGACCTAGGCTGTTGACCCATATCGGCCCAAAGGATATTCCATAATCTATCTCTTGCTATCGAAGTATGCCTACCATGAGGCACGCTTGATGCTCCAACGAAATGCTTACAGTCGAACGTTGTGTTGTACACCTCTAACCAAAGTTGATCTTCAATAGGTGCACCTAACTTATCAGCTACTACTCCTTCCCAATCTTCAGAGTTACCAGTGTGGTAGCCAGTACCATACGTTAAATAAATCTCGTTAGCCCCTACCACTTCAATCGCAGTAGCCGCCATCTCTGCTTGCTCAGCACGATCAATCGTAATCATCCTAGTTCCACCACTACGTGATGCTTTACCGTCGATCATATCCCCATTCACTACCAGTATGTCGATAGGTTGTAAGGGTAGAACCATCTCAATAAAAGCATTCCATAGTTCTTCCTGTATAGGTAACGACTGCCAATCTGGATGTGTTAATCCTATATCACTTCCGCAATGTAGATCGCTAATAATTAATACTCTCTTCATATAATCACTCCTTTAGAATTTTGTTACATTAGGAACCTTGTACTTATTCTTCTGAGGCTTAAAGTAAAAGGGGTCTAGGTAGTTCTTGATAAGTAAACGTGCTACCCTACCACCTATCAACTCTTCCTCATGTGAGGTCTTTCTGTACTTACCTTCTACTAGTGTGAATACGTCCTTGCAGACATACAGTGGGTTTTCAATTCCGTTAAGAAGCTTCTCTTCGTCATACCCAACTGCAACAAACACACTGGCATCTATAATGCGTTCATCTGGACTTAGTGTGAAGTAATGGAGTTCCACATAATCTTCATGGACAACCATATGCATACCGTTGTATCTTCGGTTCTGCAAGAAGTACTTCTTTAATACACCAGCGAACGCTCCATCCCATCCGTTGTAGTCTATCTTATCAAACTCAGTATCTAGGTCTCGTTGTCTTCCTAGCGGGTATAGGTTCATAGGCTCTCCTTTATTTCCACAGTACTATAACCTGCTTTCTTTTCCACTTCCATGACAGTATCAAACGTAACCCCTGTATTGTGTAGTAACTGTTGCTTAGGAGTGATAACGAATATACTGTCCACCACACTCTTCTTGAGACGTAAGACTTGCAGTACTTCCTCTATGCCCTCTTCGTCTAGGGAGAGATCAAGTACCTCGTCCAAGAACAGACAGTTCAACTTTATTCCCTTGTTGTGTTCAGCTACGTCTCTGAGAGCAAGCAACAACGCTATGTTCAACCTCTGTCGCTCTCCACCGCTGTAACTATCAAAGCGTGTTACTCCCGACTCTGACACAACCTCAATACCAATCTTGTTTCTTATCGCCCCTTTCTTAGTCTTTGTCATACCAGTGAGACGAAGGCTCATTGCCCCACTAGTTAGCGTATCCATATAACCATTAGCACATCGCTCTAACATGGTCAATGCTCTGGTTATTATAATGTTAGGAATACCCTGTTTGGAAAAGCCCTGTGCTACTTCCTTAAGATACTGTAGCTTTTCCTCAAACGTCTTAATTCGTCTAGTTGCCGATGCGATACTCTTGGACAGCTTCCTCAACTTCTTAGTCCACATCTCTATCGCTTCGTTAGGGTCTTCTAATCTACTTTTAACATCCTCGATCTTGTCATCAATCTCTTCAAGATTAGCTGGTGTCAACTCGTACTTGACTAGCTTGTACTCAATCGCAGCTATCTTCTCAAAAAGGATATTCATAACATCAGTAACTTGCGCTCGTTTAAATCGAAAGGCTTCGAATACTTTCACTTCCTTGTCAAGTTCCTTCTTACGCTTCTTTATCTTGGTCATCTCTTCTTTTCTGTGCTTTGGAGTCAGCTTAGTTGAGCAAACAGGGCAGTCATTAAATGCTAAATCCCCTTCTCTCATGTCTAGCATATAATGCTCGTTGTCGATGTCCTGTATCTCTTCTGTAGGGTCTAGATTAAAGTCCAACCATTGCTCAAGCCTAAAAACTGCGTTGTTGTATCGCTCTCTCTTACCCTTTAATCTCTCAGCAGTCATGAGTCTCTTCTCTAGTTCGTATTTCCCATTCTCTAGTTCTTCTAGCCTCTCCTTTCTTTTTTGTTCTAGAATCAACGCTCGGCTTTCCTCTGTCTCCATCACTTTCTTTACTACTTCAAGTTCTCTTTCGTCTGCAACTATGCTGTATCCTAATTCCCCCATGTCTGCTACTACTTCTAGCATCTCTTCCTTGACATCCTTCTCATATTCTCGGTACACATCCAAGTCTTGTAGTATCTTCTCAAAGATACCCTTACGCTCTGCGTCTGTAGCTGAGGCAAACATCATCATGTCACTAGAGAATGATGTGATCGTAAGGAATGATCGGTAGTCACACCCTAGGTAACTCTCAAGCTTAGCCTGTAGTGCTGTGTTAGTTGCCCCTGCTACGGCCTCGTTGTTAATGAAGAAGTACAGGTTGTTCTTATGTTCGGTGTGCTGCCTATATCGCTTCACGGTGAACGTGTCTTCTCCATTCTCTCCATAAACCTTAACGCTAGTGTCCTTTCCTATCTTGTTGTTGACAACATCATCAGTACCTATACCAAAGAAAGCAAACAGTAACGCCTTGACAATACTAGACTTTCCTGCTCCATTCTTTCCCTTGATAAGGCATAGACCATGCCCATCTAGTTCGATCTCTGTGTCTTTATGAGAGAACGCATTGCGTAATGTGATAGCCTTTAGTTTCATAGTAGTTGCTTTCCTCCACCGCTGCTTACCGAACGAAAAAACCAAGGACAGTTATTCTTCTTATTAATCTTCCACGGTTTTCTGAACAATGACATGTCTCTTTTTAACCAATTATCATTCTTCTTATGTCTATTGCTTGGGTGTCTGCACTCAGAGTTTGCGTGATTCTCAGCATTTCCAAAGTACTTACACTCATTACAAAATACTTTATCTACATCGACTCGTTGGCTAGGACCGGGCATTTACTACCTCCAATGCTTTTTGTTTTAGCTCGTCTCTATTCAGTTCTGTCTCCACTATATCGTAGTATTCGTCGATCTCGTCTACAATAGTACGTACCTTCCGTTTAACTACATCCACCTCTGCGTACAGTCCGCTTGCTTTGGTGTAGGATATGATTACGTTCCTACTTGCTAGCTTCGCTGTGTCTACTGGTGTGATCTTAGTAGTAAGAATGTTGAGACGGTAGTAGTTTCTATCATCCAACACCAGCTTATTCAGTTGAGTCTTACTCTTCACATCTATCGTGAGGAACTGTGGTGCACTAGACGGATATTGCATGAACACCTTAGTTTCTGTGTCTAGTACGTAGAAGTATTTCTCTTCGTCTGTCTCATGGAAGCTATGCCCCATGACTGACCCCATAACAATGATGTTCTTGTCCAACGTTTGTGGCTTATGGATGTGACCTAGTAGTACAAGGTCGTAATTTAACTCCCTTAATTGTTTCACTGTAAGGTCATCCTTCATCTTAAAGTCTTTAGGACCTAACCTAGCTTCGTTCACACCGTAATGCGTGACCAACACCTCATAGAAATCTGGTATTGCCTTGCGCAACGAGGCGGACGAGGTGGGCAACAGTGCGCCATGAGGTACTAAAGATAAATGTACACCATGATCTGTATGAACGGACGTTGCTTGGTCTATAATGCGCACATGGTCCATCTCACCAAGTACTGCTAGTGAGTTGTTCTCGCTGTTCCAATCATAGATGTCGTGATTACCTATAACAAAGTAGATCGTCTGCTTGTTGTAAGCTGCTAATAACTCATAGGTTTTGTGTAATACGTCAGACGGTATGAGTAATCTTCGGTTGTATAAATCACCACCGAATACTATTGTGCAGTTCTCGTTCTCTGCGTAGGCTAAGATATTCTCTAGTACATTAAGCTGTTGCATGAATCTAGAGTTGTACCCTCCTGCTACAGTAGTGGAGAACGCTGACCAGTTATCTAAATGTAAGTCTGTAAAGAACAATACTTTCATACTCTCTCCAATACGCAGAATCCATTATACCAATTCCTAAATGTATAATCCTTCTCAACTAACTCTATTGGTGGTACTACACAGAATATCTCTTCCCATTCAGAGTTATTCTTAACGAATTTATCTTTTGCGTATCGTACTTGGCTCATAATTAGATCGTCTAGTAATATATACGACTTGGGTGCTAACAACGGTAACGCTAGGTCTAAACCAAGTAACGTACCTTTATATGAATGGTCTCCATCGTAGTAGAACACAGTGATCTTACCTGCGTAGTCTTCCATTAGTGGTAATAAGTCTACGTACGAACCATCATACACAGTAGCGTTCTGTGGCATTAATTTCATACTGTTAGCTAACCGTTCTTTATTTGGGTGTTCTGAGAAGTTCTCAATGCCCATACACTCTACGTTTGGGTTATATACAGCAGCACTCATTAAGCTGTGTCCTACCCACACTCCTACTTCTAGATACACACCACCAACTTGATGCACGATCTCATTGATAAGGAACCTAGTGTTTTCCACACTCATTGCTGGCTCTCCTATCTTATCTTGTATTATAGTCATACGTCTATCTTTGGGGAATGGGTCTTCCTCCCAATTATGCCAATTAGTTTTCAATATACTCTGTATCATCTTCACCTCTTGCTGCGTATAGCTCTAAGCATGTCTTACAGTTACCACAATTACTACCCTTCCTGCAAGATGTAGTCAACTTCCGCAAACTTTCAGGACAGTACTCCCAATTGTCCTTCTTAGTGTTATATCTGTTTGGTATTTCCATATTAACGTGGGGTACAAGACCATCCCATTCACAGAATATTGTATTCCAAAAGTCTTCAAACACCTTGCTAATGAAATCCCATCTTATGACAAACTCGTGACGTTTGAATTCGTCAGCATGATCTCCCCATACTAACGACGCTTGAGATACTGTACGTCCTGCATTATATTGTATGTTAAACTCTTGCTTTAAGGCTTGAACCATTGGCATAATGAGTAGCTTTAAGTCTGCTACCTCTCCTGCTCTGTCATACAAGCACTCGTATTCACTACGTGTGAGTCTAAAGTCCATCTGTTTGTTTTGAAACCAGTACCATGCCTGACTACAAGAATTAATCTCTGCCTCTGCCCTATCGTATCCTTCTTGTGTTAATAGTTTCACATGGTGGGCGTGTACATGATCGTAGTTGCCTCTAGTTAGCACCTTATGTAAGGCAACTGTACTGTCCAACCCACCTGACCATGCTACTGTCGCAATCTTCATTTGAAATCCTTTACCTTCTTGTACTTAAAATTATGTTGGTTAGGTCTAATCCTGCCGTGGAAGAACTTCCCCTTGCTGTCGGCTGCTTTAAAGGCATTCCATAACAGCTTGGGTACTCCTGTGTACTGGTACGTACCGCCCTTCACGAACTGAACATACAGCACATCCTCTTCCCATCCGATAGCCTTTACATTACTACTATCAACTTTAACCATCTCCATTAAGCACTTCTCCTAGGGTAGACAAATATACCTCTGTGTTCACTAATGCCTCTCGTAGCTTGGCAATAGCATATTCAATTTCTGTTGCCACATTCTTACACGCTACTAATGTAAATTTATCCCATGCCCACATGGATTCAATCATGTAATGCACTTCTGCTATATGTGCTAGAGCCTCTTGTAGTTGAGAGTCAATCTCCGTGTGGTACGCTTCAGACCATAACCTTGCGTAGTTAGTGGCATCCCACATATCTTTTGATAGACACAGCATACTAAACCAAACAGTTGTACCTGCAACTAAATGTTCGTACATCGGTACTAACGTCCAGAGAACATTGTATACCATCTCTGCTGTAGCGACAGGGTCATTACGATTCAGTGCTTTCTGGTCGTCATCCTGCATTACTTCAGGATTCCATGTCCAATCTTCAACTATCTTTGGTATCTTCGGTGCCATCTTCTCCTTCACCTCGTTCTTCCTTAGTCATTTCATCGTCTAAGTTCTTCAAGTTCTCCAGAAATTCCTCGATAGGTACACTATCGTCGTCAATCTGGTCAAGAACAGTATCTATCTTAGTCACTTTAGCCTTATTCTCACGCTTCTTTATAGCAATAGTACCTGCTCCACGCTCTGTATCAGGGTCATAGAATTTACACATTCCACCCTCCGATATACACAAATCAATAGAGGGCATCCTGTATGATTTATCCTTGATAGGGTCCCAACGTACTGACATACTCACAGGATGTGTACATCCTACTGGTGATGCGCACATATGCTCGCATCCATCACAAGATATAACAATCCTAGATGCCTGTTCTTCTTCAACGTGACACCCACCACAACCACCTGCTCCGCCCTGCATATTCTCCATCTGTTTTTGAATGTCCATCAACGATTGCATGTCCATCGTACTTGTCATTTCATTCACTCTCCTTTATAAGATCAACTTCTAGTTCGAGCAATTCGTCTGAGTCATCGTATCCGAACATAATATAAACCTGCCCCTGCCTCTCAATCATCTCCAGTTCTTTCGTTATCTTCATACACCTACCTCGTATATCTCAATGTATGTGTCTTCATACACCTTGTTAACGTACTCCCATCCTAGATACTTACCACACTTAGGGCAGGAATAGGTATCCTTGTACATCACCTGTTCTTTACATGCGTCACACCTAAACCAAACCTGTTGCTGCTTTATATCAGCCATCAGCTTCATCTCCTTCGTTTATTAGATTTAGGTAATCCTCTTTGGTGTACTTACAAGATTCTATCATTTTTACTACAGCATTGAATGCATCATTCCATCCCATTACATACTCGTCAATCTCTATGTCTTTTATCTGCTTGGTAAATTGTTCTATTAACTTAGAGTAGACCCCATTAACTAACTTCATGGAGTACGCTATTGTTCTATTATTACCTTCCACTTCCAACTTAGAGTCTTTCACATTGTCCTCTGGCACATTGGACTCCTTCCTCGTCAGCCATCTGCTCTGTATCTAGGTGATTACGAGCCTGAGCGACGCTCATTGGGTTAAGTACCTGACCTTCCTTACTGCCATCAATGTACACAGTTACACCCTTCAAGTCATGGATGTACTCAAGTAGTAGTGCCGATAGCTTCTTTGCAGTTGTACCCTTGGGGCAGTTGATTGTCTTACTTGCTGCACTGTCGATGTACTTCTGTACTGCTATCTGCACGTCAAGGTGGTCTTCTGGTACTAGGTCTGCCACATCTACCAACCACTCTGGTTTACTCTTCGCTCCTGTAGCCAACCATTCACGCATCCTAGGGTGAATGTACACACGTTCAGACACTCTATCCTTACGCTTGTAGGCTAGTGAGAACACAGGCTCAATACCGCTAGACACCTCTGGTAGAAGTGACGTAGTGCCTGTTGGTGGAGCAGACAATATCGTACAGTTACGTATTGCATTCTCCTTGAGATACATTCTGATCTTAGCAGGTAGCTTCCTCACAAAGGATGCCTTGTTGAACTCTGTCCTTGAGTACTGAGGGAAAGCCCCCTTCTCTTTAGCCAAGTCAATTGACGCTAGATAAGCGGTATCTCTTATAAACTTAAACAGTCTGTCTATCTCGTATATAGATTTTTCTGAACCATATCTTACTTCTTTTGCCATGAGGTAATCATGTAACCCCATCACTCCTAGTCCAATACGTCTCGACTCCTTGGTGACCCGTTCTGTCTCAGATATTGGGTAAAAATTAATATCCAGTATGTTATCAAGAAACCTAACAGCGTTCCTAATAGTAGTCTCCAATTTCTGCCAGTTAGTACGTCTCCCAGAAAGCATGTTAGTGAGGACAAGAGAACCAAGACAACACATGCCGTAAGCTGGTAGTGGTAGTTCTCCGCAAAGGTTAGTCGTTGAAATATTCTGGAAATAGTGGGAGTTGTTTTTCGTGAGATTATCATAGTTTATCAACCCCGGCTCTCCTGACACAATCATACTGCTAAGTATCTTATGCCATAGTTGTTTGGCACTAACTGTCCTAATCACCTGACCTGCGAACACTAACTCCCAAGGGGAGTCCTCTTCAACCGCAGCCAAGAATGCTTCATTGATAGCTACTGACATGTTGAAGTATGACAGTTTACCATCTTCTAGTTTAGCATCTATAAACTTCTCTATATCAGGATGTCCTACTCGACACATCGCTAGACACCCCGAACGTCTCTGACCACCAGTTTCTATTGTATGGGCTACACCATCTATGGCCTCTAGGAAGCTGACCATACCTGACGAAACTCCACCTTTTGTTTTTAGCAGTCTGCCCTCTTCTCTCAAGGGTGAAAAATCTATCCCAATACCTGCCCCATATGACCAAAGGACTAAAGCATTTCTTATAGTGTCTCCGATCTCTTCAATCGAATCCCCGATGGGCAGTACGGCACAGTTTAAGACGCTTTGACGCAGTTTCCCTGCGTTTCTCAAGATGCGTCCGCCAGGAATGAACGACATGTCGTGAACCATCTCTGCGAACACGTCGGCCCAAGCTCTGTCTGCTTCGCTCATAGCTACTGCGTCTCCTACTCTGATACAAGCTGCTTCCCATGTCTCACCCTCCTGTAAGTATCTCTTAGTCGCTACCTCTAGCGCATTTGAACTCATCATATCTTAATAACCTCCGCATTATTTCTTCGACCACTTGAGGTACAACACCATTGCCGCATAACTTGTAACGTTGCGTATTTGATAGAGTAACCACTTCGCTGTCTTTAAGTCCTTTTTTAGTCCATCCATCGCCCAATCCCATCAGTCGCTCACATTCTAACGGTGTCAACTTTCGTATTCTAAAGTCGTCCAACACTAGATGCTCGACTGTGCTACCTGCGGTAAGACAATTGCCTAGCCCATCGTTACGAGGTACTAACTCCTTACCTCTCCTTGGGCTAAAGTCTCTGCCTTCCTCCTTCATTACTTTCTTTCTAATCTCTTTCGCCTCTTTGGTTCTTCTCTCTGTCAAGGCTACACGATACAAGCCTGTCTTAGCACCAGTACCACCGCCCTCTGCTTTCAATGTAACACCTAGACCCTTATATGGGTCATATACTCTACCCCATAGGCTGTTGTGTCCTTTTGTATCGACGTTGCCTACTTGTACTAGCTGTCGTTTGTTGCTCTGATGCCCAGATGGTGAGGGTCCTTTGGAATAATTAGCATCTAGACAGAAGCTAATTTCCCTCCCAACTGTGCGTACTTCTGACTCATTTCCTTCGACAGGAAATACTTCTCTGCCGGGTCTTCCTCCAAGATATCCGACAACAAAGAGTCGTTCTCTATTTTGGGGTACGAACCATTTACCGTTGACAATGCCCCATTGAACATAGTACCCTGCCGAGGCCATTTCAAGGAGGATTGTGGCAAAATCCCACCCTCTATTAGCAGAGAGAGTGCCAACAACATTCTCCCAGATAATATACTTAGGCGTGTACTCTTTGGCGATCTCAATGAAACGAAAAAATAGTCCTGACCTTCCACCATGCAAGCCATCTCTTGTTCCAGCAACGCTAAAATCTTGACACGGTGACCCTCCGCAGAGTACGTCAAAGTGGGGAATCTCTTGCTCTCGCCAACTGTTAATATCGCCATAGTTTTTTACCTCGGGCCAATGAAACTTTAAAACGGAGGATGCATAAGGGTCTACCTCAAAGAATCCTACCGTCTCTATTCCTAGCTTATCGCCAGCTATACTAAATCCACCGTATCCACTGAAACAATCAAGCATCTTCATGTTATATTGTCCAATCAGCATCCCTCACTAGTTCTTCAAGTGTGGGTTCTGGTTCGATGTCATCTTCTATTATACTTATATTACCATGAGCGTCCATTTCGTAGTACATATGTCCGTGATCTGGTACTGCATCTGTACTAGTAACTACTCCCGTAGTCCAACGAGGTTGTTCAGGCTCTACTCTTGAATCTGCTGGTCCGGTTGCAATTATATACGCATAATCTGGTGCACTATCACTAGTGTCAGAACTATACTCCATTGTACCATAAGGCATTACGGCTTCTTCTCTTTCTTTATCATACCTGTTGGTATAGGATTCGCCACATAGCCATTGTCCATATCATATACGTATTCCACTTCCTCTGGCTTCTCTTTCCCAGACCAGAACAATCCGAACAAACACAATCCACCTGCTACCTTAGCCTTATCAGCAAACGATAACTCCTGCTGTGTAGGCTCTGGCTCTGCTCCAAATACATTTGGTGTTGTCATTGCTATAAAGAATAATCCTATAACCCAAACGATAATCATAAAGATGCC